GGCAGCAAATAGGTATGAAGTTTAAGAACTACTCGGCTCTAACTTCAGGTTATGCATACTCCCGCATAGAGGAGTGCAAACTATATTACGACAGGCGCCTTGAGCGCAATGTCGTACCGAGGGACCTCGAACTTTACGTTCGAGGAAACCACAACTTGTATCTGAAGCAGATACCAAGTTGTTTGACACTGAGGAAAGCGGGGGGACCCCTTTCCAAATCAGTGGAACCCTTCCTCATGGAGGACGGATTCCTATTTCCCTCCGTGGATAACCACGGAGAGGAAAATACTACCCCCATTGAACACTGGTTCAATGAGAGTTCCGACGCATCCCAAGCCGATGAGCTTGAGGATGAAGTTCCTGGAGTTAGTGAGACTAACTCCAGGGATATCTACGAGGACCCCTTTAGGGTCCTCGCAGGATATTGCTTTGCTTCACAGTACTGTGAAGAAAAGCCCGTTATAAACGTCTGGGCCGGTGGTTGCCACCGGCTCCAAGGAAAGATCAAACCCGACCTAGTCGGGTCCGATCGTAAGAATGTTACCTGGTTCACCCAGATTAACAACCATGACGAGAAGATGCATCTGCTCTTTCGCCACACACACTGGGGCCATAGGATCCAGTGTGCTCGCAATTCTGCGAAGGGTGAAGATCCTCTAAGGAACTTCGCCTCAACTCTATTCAGGAGAATCTCATTCTTCCTGAGAGGACGTCATGATCCATTATGGAACACTGACGAAATTGAAAAGTTCGCAGACTATAAAGTCTGGCGAAACAAGACCTACAGAGCACAAAGGCTACTGGAGGTACTCAAAACTGTTGACGGAATGTTCCTACAACGGTTTCTTTCCTTCCCAGAAGAAGTCTGGGATTGGGAAAAGTTTGACCTATTTACCCTTCAGGGTATATCGGTCCTCCTCACCGACGAGTTTATCGACGGTGAGGTCACTGACTTCTCGTTAAAGGAGCAAGTCACTCACTACGAGGATCTAAAAAGATCTCGTAAGTTGTTCAAACAGGTTATACACCTGGATGAACCAAGCAAGGGTCTCCTTGCTATGAATGACGCACCTAGGTGGGTCAATTCATTCCTCCGGCCAGCTTGGAGCTGGGCGGTGAGATTTGAGGGTTTCTCCAGGCTATACCTGGCAGGAACCTTGTCTCAGACGAGAGGATCTGGGACTCCTCCTCCACTTGTTGTGCTACGCAGCAAGAGGAAGTTTCTGCTGTCGGTATCTGAACCGCCACCAGAATTTACTGCAACGCAGGCTGCACTCGTGTCAGCTGCATTGGATGACGTAATCGGGGGTATCCCCGATCATGTCTTTACAGGACTGGACACGAAAGCACGTGTGACAGTCACAGGATCCGCCTGTTGGGAAGCCACCAGGAAGGAGGGCGGGACCGCCCAAGCCATACTAGACTTAATGTCTAAGTATGACGAGATGCCCATTCCCGTAAGGGATATGGACACAGGTAAAGTGCTGGAATACCGTCATAAAGACGATTTCCAGAGCGTTGGCACGGCAATATTCTTTGCGTGTCTCGATGAAGTTCTCTGGACTGAACCAGAAGAACTCAGAAAGGTTATGCTCACAATAGTGCGCGAACCTAGTAAAGCACGCGTGGTCACAAAAGGACTCGCGGCATTGAAGATTGTGTTAGACACAATCTCCAAGATATGCGCTTGGCCCCTAAAGAAGGGGTTCAAGAGCTCAGAATCCGGGATGGGAAAGTCCCACCACGGATGGAATCTCTTCAAAGACTTTACGTCTGAAGAGATGTATGATCTTCTGTTCTCCGAAGACCGGAGCAGAAGAGAAGAAGACACTTTCAATGATCACATTGATAGAGTCATACGGTGGCAAAACCTTTGGTTTTGCAGCACCGATTATCAAGAGGCGACAGACCGCTTGATACATGCATTTGCACGACTAGTGTCGCGTAAATGGATGAAGAAGTGTGGAATACCACAAATTCTTCAAGGTATCGTGATGGGAATATGTTTCCAACCACGAACTGTCTACTTCACGGCCACTGGGCCGCTGAAGGACATAGGTCACCCGTCGGAGGGCGACACGAGGAAAGTAACCCTGTACAGGGGCGTCCTCATGGGAGATCCACTAACAAAAGTGGTGCTCCATTTCTCGAACATTATATCGAGATCACTCGGCGAGGGCCTAGCCACCGGCGAGATATTTGCTCACTTCCAAAATGGATTTGAAGCGAACGAGGTATTCAATGCACAAGCATTGCATGCCTAGTTTTCCGCACATCACTATGGTGATATGCGGTCGTAAGTAAAGGCTCCTATTGGAGCGGCATTACGTT